GCTGGTGAATATAAACTCGACGATGACTGGGCGGGTGAAGCCGTAATCAACGCACGCGGTAAAGTGTTAGACCGTGAGGACGAAGGCGCTAAAGGTGGCATCGCTTTCCGCACAATGGGAATCGACGTTCAACGCGGACACTTCTGGGTAGTGATTCGACGATGGGGAAAGATGGGACACTCACGGATCAAGGCATTTGCTCGCATCGACACTTGGCAAGGCTTAGAAGAATTTGCTAAGTTACACGGCATTCACAAGGCGATGGTTTTTGTCGACTCGGGAGATAATACGCAGGAGGTCTACCGCGAATCTACCAAGCGAGGCTGGAAGTGTGCGCGCGGTTCGGGCAACGATGACTTCGCAAGCACAGGTAAGGACGGCATCACTGTCCGCAGATTCTATTCAGAGAAGCAACGCATTCTTGTTCCTGGCTTAACTGACCGTTGCGAGTTGGTGGTCTGGTCTAACTTAGCCGGTAAAGATTTACTCCACGGCCTCCGATCACGACGCCTGCACACTTACGCCCTCGACGCTACGGCAGACTACATCGAGCAGTTAAACTCTGAAGTACGGGTCAAGGACAAGCGGACGGGTAAGCCGATGTGGATACTTCCGCAGGGTAAGAAGGATAATCACGCCTGGGACTGCGAACTCCTTTGCCTGCTCGCAGCTGTCAGGTGGGGCATTGTCGGCAGAGATTCAACAGAAACAAATTTGACAACCGATGAACCAATACCAAACTAATTTAGGCAGACTGCTTAATCGCTTGTTAGTGTCGTTGTTGGGACTTCGTCATAGGGGCAAACGGTTAAGCAGTCTGTTCCTTGCCAATTCCGTTATATTTATGGCATCAGGCATATTCATTGGATTATCTGAAGACGAACTTTTAGCAATCCGCGTAAAAGCACTTGCATCAATTACTTCGGGGACTGTCACAATGTCTTACTCAGATTCTGGTTCGTCGGTCAGCCGACAATTCGCAGGCATGACTCCAAAGGAAGCACTGTCGGAAGCGATGTATGCTTTAAGTATTTTAGACCCGTCACAATATGGCCCTGTCCGCACAGTAATACGCGGTTCATTCCGACGTAACGCCTTCTAAAATATTTATGCCACGCAAGCCTTCTATAAAAATTAAGAAACCATCGGCCGAAAAGAAGGCCAACATGGGCGGGTGGAATATGAATAATTTCTCCACGACTCGCGCTCAGTTGTTTGCTCCGGTAGCACAAGACCAACGTCGTGACTTAAGCCCTCGTGACCGTGTAGAGATGATGCGTCGTACGCGTTGGGGTGATCGTAACTCCGGCATCGTCCGTCAAATCCTCGGCGACTTAACGCAGTACGCAATCGGTGACGGCATCCGTCCGCAGTCTCACTGCAAGAACGCAAAACTTTACGAGCAGTATTTCTATGATTGGTCTCGCAAGTGTGACATCACAAACCGCTTTTCCTTTGCTCAGGCACAATCTATTCTGCTCCGATCCGCAGCTCGAGACGGTGACTCGTTCGCCATCAAAGTACGCAACGCAAGCGGAGACCCTAAACTACAACTCGTCGAAGCTCACCGCGTAGGCAATCCCGTACCACCTGAAAAGGAAGTACCTGGTATGCATGACGGAATGATGTTCGGTGCATTCGGTGAACTCGTCGGCTTTAATGTTTATCGCTCGGACGGGACATCCCGCACGGTCTTTGCAAACGCAATGATGCAGATTGTAGATATGGAATACGCAAGCGGTGCGAGAGGCACTTCAATCCTCGCAGCTTCGTGGAACGACATCCAAGACGAAATGGAAATTTTAGCGATGGAGAAGATTGGCGTAAAAGCATCAAGCGATGTGTCTTTAGTATTAAATAAAAAAGAAGGAGTTATAGATGAGAACATGGCTTTTGAATTAGGTGCAATGCCTCCTTCAAACGGTCTTGGTAATATGGCTATTCAAATGGGTGGCAAAATTGTAGCCCTCGACGTTGGTGAATCTTTAACGAGCTTACAAAGCAATCGCCCAAGTCCTACCTTCACCGGCTTTCTCAAATCAATTCAACAAGACATCAGTCGTGGCATACTCCCTTATTCCTTCGTCACTGACTCTTCGGGCAACACAGGCCCTGGTCTCCGTCTCGACATTGCTAAGGCTGACCGCACTTTTCAGAAGTGGCAGAATTTAATTATTGAACAACTTTGCATTCCATCGTGGGGCTATGTTATCGGTGACGCTATTGCGAACGGTGATTTACCCGACGATCCCGAGTGGAACAAAGTATCTTGGACAACGCCTAAGCGCGTAACCGTTGACGCAGGCCGTGAAGCTGCGAACGACCGTGCCGATATGGAACTTGGTTTAATCTCCGCCAGTGAACTCTACGCCCAACGCGGATTAGACTTCCGCAGTGAGATGGCTAAACGTGCTGAGGATATGGCTTTCATTATTAACCTGGCTAAGACCAGTGGCATTCCTGTTGAAATGCTTTATAAGCCAACCAACATCCAACCAGGAACATTCGCACCTTTAGCACCTAACGCTTTTGTCGACCCCGAGGCAGAAAATTCCTCCGCAGAAAATTTAATCGACCAAAACGAAGACCCTAACTCCTAATAATTTATAATGAGATTTCTAAACAAAGCACTTAACGGACGTAGCCCTCTCTTGGTCGACGTCAACATCGCAAAGCAATACGCACTCGACGCTGAAAAATTCGGCTTCACTGATTTGCTCGCTCAAGTATTTGGCGAAGTAGCCAAGCCCTACAAGGTCGGCTCTTACGGAATTATCCCTATCGTCGGTGTTATCGGTAAAGGCCTAAGCCCTCTCGACAGAATGACAGGGGCAACGGACATTAACGAAATCTCCGATAACATGGATGACTATTTAGCAGACGCAGAAGTTAAGACAATTATCTTTCACATAGATTCTCCGGGTGGCGTAGTCGGTGGCGTTGAAGAACTCGCTCGCAAAATTGCTAACTCATCGAAGGCAACTATCGCCTACACTGACGGCATGATGTGTTCAGCTGCATATTGGCTCGGCTCGTCTGCTGATCGCGTAATCGCATCTCCGTCCGCTACCGTCGCCTCGATTGGTGTCTACATGAACTTAATCGATGTGTCGCAGGCATACGCCGAAATGGGCGTCAAAGCCGTCGTGATTAAATCTTCGGCTACTCCTTACAAAGGGGCGGGTATCGAAGGCACATCATTAAGCCCTGAGCAAATCGCTTATTTCCAAAACGAAGTGGACGATATTTATAATGACTTTGTGGCCTCAGTTAAATCTAAGCGCAAGATGGCTATGGACGACGCAATGAAAGGTCAATCGATGTCAGGCAAGATTGCCTCGTCAATGGGTCTCTTAACGGGTCTTAGCGATTCTCTCAGCGACGTTATAAACTAATGGAAGTGCCGGACTACGTTTCGACCGCAGCTCGACGTGGTCTCGATTGGCACGCTGAAGGTAAATCGGGTGACGGTGTTACCGATCAGACAATCTCAGAAGCTCGTGCGATGGCAGGCGGAAATGTGTCCGAAGATAAACTCCGCAGAATGAACCCGTGGTTTCAACGCCACAGGCCCGATATGTCAGCACCTAAAAACAAACCAGACAATGAAGACTTCCCTGGGGCTGGTGCAGTGGCTTGGGCATTATGGGGTGGCCCGACATCGGGTGACATTATGCGTACGGCTAAATGGGCAGAAGGTGAAGTAAATCGCTTAGACCGAGAAGCCTCTGCAAAACAAATCAGATTTAAACTATAATTTATGCCTAAAATAACTATCACTGACATCGACGGAACAATCATCGAACAAGGCCAACCCGTTCAAAATGTCTTAGACTACATCGACGAATTAGACCTCGACGTAATTGTTTTAACTAATCGCCCTGAGTCTCAACGCGATAAAACAATTCAAGATTTAGACAACGCAGACTTAGACTATACCAGGCTAATCATGAATGGCGGTTCAGCATCAGCTCCAGAATTTAAGAAGGCCGAAGTAAAGAAACTGCTCGACGAAGGCTTTGACCCACAAGTGTTTATTGATGACTACAAAGCAAACCGTGATGCAGTCGGATCACTGGGCGTTAAGACCTTAGACCCTGCTGACATTCCACAGTCTACAGAAATGCCGGAAGATATGCCTATGGATAATTCCGATGCCGTTGCCAAATTAGTAAATTGTATGACAATCGAAGAACAACTCATCAAGGCCGTTGCAGACTTATCCTCCGCAACTGTCGAACGTGACGAACTACGTGCTAACTTAGAATTAGCAGTAGCCAAAGAAGCGACTGACTTCAAAGCAACTCTCGAGCAAAACGCTTCGCTCGTAATCGAACGTGACGCACTTGCTAAAGAGAAGGCCGAACTGATCGCACAAATTTCTGAACTCTCCGCTAAATCAGTATCCGCTTCTGTTGAAGCTGCGAAGATTGCATCCAGCGTCGGTGTTAACCCTGTCGAACTTTCTCCTTCCGATAAATCTGACGAACCCGTAAAAGCCGTCAATCACTTGGAAGTATTCCTCGGAATGACTCACGGTGCTGAACGCTCCGCTTACTACGCTAAGCATAAGAACGAAATCATTCGTTCACTCTAATTTTCTCTAATCACTAATTATAATATAAACTAACATGGCAAATTCCATCGCAACAGCACCATCGATTCTCGCTGAATCCGTGATCGCTTCAATCAAAGGCAAACTTCCTGCTCTTAGATCTTTCTCCAGTGTTTTCAGCACTCTCGAAGGACAAGCCGGTAAGTCTGTCTTCGTTCCTCTCGTAGGAACTTCAACCGCTACCGAATTTGGTGCAAGCGGATACCTCAGTCAAGACGACGCTACCTTAACGAACGCGACTGTAACCCTGAAGCACTTCAAAGTGTCCAGCCGTTTCAGCCCTCTCGACGTTAAGTCTTATGGCGCTCAGTACCTCGTCAACGCTTTCACTCCTACCGCAGCTAACGCAATCGCCGAAGCCTGTTTAGCCGAAGTGTCCGCCTTAATCACTAACGCTAATTACTCCAGCAATGCAGTAACTGGTGCAGCTCTCTCCTACGCTGAAGTCGTAACCGCTAAAGGCGTACTCGATGCAGCTAAGGCCAGCGACACTCGCGCGTTAATCTTAAACTCGACCTACGCTAACAACCTTTTAACTGACGCTCAAATCGCCGCTGCT